ACGTCATCCCATGAACGAACATCGCCAAGGATACGGAAATCGTCCCATTGCACGTGTTCACACACGGCTTCCTCATAGACGACAGGCTCGTATTCCTCGCCATCGACATACGGGCCTTCGTCGTCCACCTGGACGCCTTCAGCCATGGCACCGTCCAGCATGTACCCTTCCGGCTCGCCATAGGCGTTGGTCACGGACTGCACCGAGATGCGTTCCTTCACCGGGTCGCCGTAGGTCGGGACATAGCGCACGCGGGCAATGCCACGCCCTGACAGCAGGTAGTCGAGAATGACCTGATCCATCGTGGCCATGAAGTCGTAGGAATCGACCGAGTAGGACAGCGCCCGCTCAAGGATTTCCGAGACAGCCTTGCCCACCGGGTCCTTGTCCCTGAACCGACGACGCACATCAGGACGGGGCGTGGAGTTGATGAGCGCCGGGGCGAGGGTTGCCGTGTTCGAGAACAGGATATTGAACCGGACTGTACCGTTCTCGTCCGAATAGGTGTCCTCGGTGGTTACGGCATCGTCGCGCCACTTCTTCTCCCGCTTGGAGGCGTCATTGATCTCCTGGAGCCAGCGACGGGCAAGCCCATCCGGGGTCTTCTCCATCCGTTCGGGGCGCTCCACCTGCTCAGTGGTCATTCACACCATCACACATTCGCCCGTCTCCTCTTGCTGCGTTCCAGCATCTCGTTGAACGTCGGTGCGCCTGATGCCTTGGCAATCGCGCCCATCGGCTTCGGTGGCAGCGCCCGCATCCATGGCCTGGACATGCAGGCATAACGAACCTCGTCAGCCACATGGTCCTCGCCGTCCGTATCAATGTCTTCCGGTCGTGTCTCGTCGTGTTGCAGGGCAGGCATGGTCCGCACGAAGTCAGTGCAGGTGTCGAATACGTACATCATCGGCCTGTCGTCGCCGTTGAACCGTGACCGGACCTGATCCCAGCCCACGCTATGCCCCAGCTTGCCAACGCGCCTGTTGTCGGCCCTGCGGAACGCCACACCACGTCGGGCCATTCGCTCGGCTATCGACGGGCCACCATCCACAGAGAAGATGGCCGGGTCAGCCACCGAGTAGTCAATGGTTTCTTCCGTCCGCTGAACGATGCCGTCCGCTACCTGTTCCGCATCCAGCTTCAGGCCGACATTGGCCTTGGATGCGCCGTACCATTCCCGGTAACGCACCAGCGCGCCAGTCGGGATATTCAGCGGCTCATAGTGCTCCGATGCGACAGCCCACCAGCCAACCGAGAAGGGCCGCGCTGACCCCCAGTCGAAGCTTCGGAACCTCACCCAGTGCTTCGGGATCGTGAACGGCTTCACCAGCCCGCCGCGCGCCTTCCATTCGTTCCAGCAGTCGAAGTACGCCCCGACCACAATATCCCAATCGCCCTCGAGCCATGCCCGGACCAGTTCCTTGGAGCCGGACTGCTGAAGCTTCGCCACATACATCGGGTCGCTGTCCAGCAACAGCCGGTTATCCGTCAGCCGGGACGGGATGAACACCCGCTCAAGCGTCTGTGTCGTGCCGTCAAACGGGTTCTCGAATTCCTCTGTCAATATCTTCCATCCACCCGGTGCCGGATCGATGTACCGCTCCTTGACCCACAGATGACCAGGGCCGCCCGGATTGCATGTCGCATGGAACTGACACGGCACACCATGCGCAGATCGCAGCGTGGCCTTCAGCTTGTTGACCGGCGTCGGGTCCGGCCAGTGCGTCAGTTCCTCCATGAACACGTCGGTGTTCTTGTTAATTAATCCACATTCCGTGATATAGTGGTTGGCGTCCTCAACCGTCAGATCGGAAACCAATGACTCGCCAACGAAACGAACTTTCGCATGACCCAATACCGTCGGAACTTCTTGACGCCGCCGCGCTCCGCTATAGGGGTGGATATACTCAGAAGACAGCGGCGGGGTACGTTCGTGAATACAACCCGTTTCACCGGAAGCAGAGCCGTCGCGGCCTCGTCGTGCAGCATCGCCTTGTGATGGAGCGTCACCTGGGCCGGTTGCTGACCGACCAGGAAGTCGTACACCATCGGAACGGCGACCGAGCAGACAACCGACTGGCCAATCTTCAACTTGAAGCGAGCCAGCAAGAGCACATCGCCAAGGAATGGCGGTCAGGTCACCGGCAATCGAAGCGATACGATCCGACAACGGTTGCCCGTGTCCGCAAAGCCGCTGCCAACCCTGAATCACGGCAGTCCGACCTGATTGATATTTCTCCCGTAACAGTGAGCCGCATCTGTCGTCTGTTCGGCATTGAATGGAAGCGCCAGAACAAGTCGTACATTTCGGAATCCACGGTTCAGCAAGCGCTACAGGGACGGACAGCACAAGAGGCTGCTGACCATCTGGGCGTTTGCCTCCAGACCCTTCACAATCGCTGGCCACATCTCCTAACCAAGCGCTTTCCACCCCACGGCCTTGATCAACATCGGGATGAGGTCGAACGCTTAGCCACGGCGCATGGGCAGGCGGAAGCTGCACGCCGCTATGGCGTGTGCCGTCAGACGGTTTCTGCCGCCCTGAAGCGATGGAAAGCACAGGATGCGTTGCAGGGTGAACCTGCTTCCCGATAAGCCGCCCCTCGCCGTGTACCTCATACTCCACGCATTCCGCCCTGTATGGCGGCGTTGTCCTCAATACCCGCTTTGCACCCTCCAGCGTGGCCACCATGTCGCCGGGGCGAACACGCTCGATCTCTCGCAACGACCCATCAGCCATGCGGATGCGGGTGCCTAGCGCCACGCAATAGCTGTGGCCCTGGTAGTTGTCGGCGTCCTTGTCCCTGTCCAGATACTCGAACTTCAGCCGCGCACCGTTGGGGAACCGCCATTGCCGTTCACTGACCAGCTTGGCACCCAATGGGGCGTAGATCTGCTTGGACCGCTCAACCGCTTCCTTGAGGTCTTCCCGTGTCCTGCGGAAGAACACGCCGATGCAGTGCTCCCCGTACCTGCCCGCCTTGTTGGCGAACTTGCCTAACATGCCATCTGTTTTGCCGCCACCACGCGCGCCGCCGTACATGATTTCGAAGACCGGACACTTGACCAACGCTGCCTGTGGGCCGGGCTGTGGCCACCAGATCAGTGGGGGGCGTGTCTGTTGCACCAATCTTCTACACTGCTTTCCGGTTCGTCGCTGATGACGTAGTTGGTGTTGATGTTCTCGTTGACGGTCGTTTCCTTCCACTGCGCCTGTGTCTTCAACCAGAAGATCATCGCCGTGGTGTCGCCCGCCATGCATTTCTTGTAGAGCGATCCGCATACCGAGGCGTTGGCGCGCGCCTTGGCCAGATCGAGTTCGTCCCGGTAATGCTTGCGCAGTGTTTTCGAGTCGATGCCGAGCACGTCAGCCACCACTTCCTGCGGCGTTCCGACCATCGTGTGCATCTGCACCGTCTGGCGCGTGGCCTCGGTCGGTTCGTGCGCTGGGCGTCCTGGATGACTACGCGGCATCGGGGATGGCCTTTTCTACTCGGGAAGAATGCAGGTCAGCGTATGTCTCGCCGGTGGCTTCAGTATCTGCTGTATTTGGAGCGTGTGGGTCAGTGCTGCCCTGCCGCTGTGCCAACTGGTCGTCGGCCATCGCCTGCTTCACACGCTTGGGATATGGCTTGGACAGCGGCGCTATCTGTGCCCGCATATCTGCGTCTAGAGGCATGAGGTATCGGTGCTTGCCGGGAACCATCACAGCCGACGCTGTTGCGTCCATATTTCTCGCGCCAGCCAAGCTATTTGATCCCCCCCTTTCAATCACGGTCCTCGGGTGCGTGATTCTTCCGTTCACCATCCAGAATCTCGAAGTAGCGCCTTGCCCGTTGTAAACCCAGTTCCCCGCTTGATATATGCCCCCGTGATGGCCCTGCGAACGATCAGCGAACGAAACGACCAGCCGCACATTGGTGGCGACTCTAGACAAGAACTTCAGCGCCAGTGCAACAATGCGGGAAACGGCGGTTTCATGTTTGGTCAACGCAACCCTTGTTAACTCCACGCATTCATCTTGCCCGAGGTTATACGGGCGACCGAGGTTGGGCGTTGCGCCACGACCAAACAAGACAACGCCAATGAACTTGCCGCCCTCCCATGCCCCCACCTTCACCAGCTTACCAACGGGCATACATCTGCTGTAATGCCAATTCTCACAGGCATACCTTGCAGCGGCACTGGTCGCCCAGTCTATGTGCAGATCAGCCTTGGCCATGTTCCCTCAAATCAAAGTCTTGGCCGCAATGCGGGCAGTTCACGATCTTGGGAGTGAGTTCGTCCAGCTTGCCCTGATCGCCTTCTGTTCCTGGTGCGAACTCAGGCTCAAAGAAGACATTTGTTATCTCGTCCAGATTGAACCCGGTCAACGTCAGGTCGAATTTCATGTCCTGAAGGTCGGCGAATTCCAGCTTGAGCAGATCCACGTCCCAGTCCGCGAACTCGGCCACCTTGTTGACACTCAGCCGGAATGCCTTGATCTGCGCATCGGTCATGTCGTCAGCCAGGACCACGGGTATCTCGGTCAGCCCCAGCTTCTTTGCCGCCTTCAGTCGCAG